TATCAACAGTACTTAAGACCGATGACACTATTTGGCAATAAATTCGAATCCTACTTGAATCAGCCGATCATTAAAAAACAAAGCAATTATGAAAGAACAACAGACAAGCTAACAGAATTATTTAATCAATACGGAGGTGAAGAAAATGAACAAACAAGAGATATTAAAAATATTTTCAATATTTAATGTATGCTACCCGAAATTTATCGAATCAGGAAAAGAAGAAGTCATGGTTGAAGTCTGGTATCAGATGTTAAAAGAATATCAATATGATTATGTGATGTTATCATCTCAAAACCACATAAAGAAAAGTAAATTCGCGCCAACAATACACGACATTATAGAAGGCATTACAGACCTTCAGAATATAGGCAGAATTGACGCAATGACAGCATGGGGGATTGTTACTAAGGCAATACGATATTATGGCTATTATCGACAGCTAGACGCCTTAAACAGCATGCCGCAAGATGTAGCCAAAATAGTCGAATCAATGGGATGGCAAAATTTATGTATGAGCGAAAACGAAATCGCGGATAGAGCGCATTTTACAAAAGCTTATGACACGATGCAGAAGCGCGAACAACAGCTTGCATTGATGGGAGATCAATTAACAAAACTATTGGGGAAGTGATCATATTAAACCACTTATATTAAAATTGCCACCATCAGTAAATCATATGTATGTTAATGCGAAGATCAGAGGAAGAAATATAAGGATATTGCGCAAACATGCGAATGACTGGTTCAACGATGCTATGCAAAAAACTGTTTCATATATCGAAGAAACGAAATGGGAGAAGGCAGATCAAAAGGTCATCATCGAAATTTATTTATATTATCCAAATCTAAAAACACGGGATTCTCACAATATGTTAAAAATTATGCTTGATGTATTGGAGCGGGGCGGTATATACACAAACGATAAATACGCATTACCGCGCATAATGGATTTTCAACTTGATAGATCAAACCCGAGAATAGAGCTAAATTTCAGTTTATTCAGATCACTATAGGTGATTTTTTTTTATTAAAATATATGTTGACACACAATAAAATATACCTTAATATAAGATTATCAAAGCAAAGGAGCGATAACAATGACACTAGATCAATTAAACAAAATGCTTAGAGAATACAGAAAAAAATATCTTGAAACGTTACATGGATTTGAAACTTATATACGAGATGATGAAAGAAGCAGATTAAATGATCATTACGGAAAGAAGATAAAAGAAGTTGAAATGATGATCAGGAATCAACTTGAAAATATAAATTGACATATAATAAAACATAATGATATAATGAATTATACGAATAAGGAGGTGAACAAAATGGAGAGATTAGAACAACAAATCGTAAATAAAATCGAATCATTAATCGATTTACTGACCGAAGGCGAATTAGATACAGTAGAAAAGGCAAGAATCAAAGGAATGATACAAGGATTAGAAAATGCGATTGTGATGATGAACAGATTTAAATAATAAAAGCCGAGGGCGGCGGCAAATCCGCCCGATTAAAAAAGGAGATAATCAAATGTTTAATAAAAAAATGAAAGAAGCGATTCAAGAATTTTGGAAAGATGATGACGGTTATTGGGTGATACTTAAAGAAGGATATGAAGCACAGCATGACGGCGCAAGAACGGTTAATGGCGAAACCTACTCGGATTTAATCAGAGAAATGAAATTGATCAAAAGGAGTTAATAAAATGGAGTGCAGAATCAAAAAAATAAAAAAAGAATATGTTGTTTACATCGATGACAAAAAGGATAAACAGTTTATAAATTTAGACCTAGCACTTGATTACATCAAATCGATAAAAGGAGCGAAAAAATCATGATCAAATATCAAGGGATTGTAATAGACAGATTCAATGGAGAATCAGTAAAGACACGATATTATACAACATGGGGTGAAGCACAAAAAGCCGCGGAAAAATTAAGCGAAAAATACTATCTAAAATGGCGAGGAAACATTACAGTTGTAAGCAAAATAAACACAAAGGACAAATTCTATAAAACAATTTGCAATGGTTTCGTATGACAGAAGCGACCGCGAACATGTTAATCACAGTAACAGTAATAAGCGTGATCACTAATCTGGCAGTATTTATAGCAATGATCATATTGATATGGGTGGAGAATAAGCAATGAAGAAAATAATATGTGAAGATTGCAAGGGTTATGGATATTTCAAGATAGACAACATTCATGAATCATGTCAGATGTGTAATGGTAACGGGTATCATCTATATCTTGAAGAAGGGGAAGAATTCGGTAATGATTGCAAAAGCGGAAAATGCGATTGATTGGGAAACAGCAACATTTCAACAGCTACATGAAATCATCTTTAATGATAATGAATGTGATCTTGAATACAAATGGCAAGCATTACACGAAATGAGGAAACGAAATGGACAAAATAAACCCGAATCATTATAAAACAGGCGGAATTGAAACAATAGACTACATCGCGGCAAAGATGACTACAGAACAGTTTGAGGGATATTTGAAAGGAAATGTTATCAAATATATAAGCCGATATAATGAAAAGAATGGGATTGAAGATTTACACAAGGCGGAATGGTATTTATGCAGGCTAATAAACTTAAAAGAAAATTTAAGGGAGATAAAAAAATGAAATTCGTAAAATTTAGTTTCTTTTTTATGATAAGAATACCGTTCATTTTACCTGATTTTTTATATATACGGGAAATGAAAAGACGAGGATACGGTATGTGTGAAGAATGTGGAATTTTAATCATCAGACGAGGTGCAAATTATTGCAGGTACTGTGGAACAAAAATAACTGTTAAACATGAGTGAACACTAGGAGGAAAAAAATGAAAGATATATTAGAAAGTATTTTAGCAGGTATTAAATTAGGGATAATTTTTTCGCTTGCTTATATCATGTTAGATTATTTCTTAAAATAACCATTAAATACGAGGTGAAAAAATAATGGAAGCAGGAGATTTCGAATTATTTTTTATTGAACATATCAAAGAAATGAAAGGAAGAATAGCAACATTAAAAGATGAACAAATTTTTCTCGAAGGAAAGCTAGAAGCGTATGAGCATTCGTTAAAAACTCTGAAAAAATCGAATTGGAAAAATGACTAAAGACAAAATGGCATTTACAGACAAAAGTGATGACATGACCAATCAAGCAATCAATGCAGTCTATCGGCATATGCAAGAAGAGTTTAATTGAAACAGGAAGGATGACCCGACTATTATAAATTTAGAGTTTGCTTTTCCAGATGGCGGAAAATTAGTTTATATACCAGAAAAAGGAGATTAAACAATGACTGATTATCATATGTATTTTAGCATTATAGCCGAGCCGCTAGAAATCCAATTGAATAAACAAGGTTACACATTGGGAGAGAATTCCGAAAGATATGACGTGATGCTTAAGCATATATTTGCTTTCCACATGAATGGTATATTGACAAAAAGTGAAGCGGATAAAGCATTACAAAGATACAACAAATTTATTAGAGGAATAGCAAAGGAGATGAAACAATGAATGACATAGTAAAAGCAATTATAGCAGGATTGGGATTTGGGTTACTTTTTTCCGCGGCTTATTTTATCGGGTGGTGGACATTATGACAGAAAAACAAATTCCGCATAAAGTCACAGAAAAACAATTACAATTGATTGAAGCAATGAAAACAACAGGAAATTTGAAAGAGTTACAAAAGATTGTAAAGTGGCAAGGAAGAGAATTGCACAACATGATCGGATATTTTGTCAGCAGAAAATTTATAAGAAGAATATCAAAATCTACTTATGTACTGAATTATAGTTATTTATATGATAACGTCAAAGAATCGTTTGAAGAAGTTGAAACAGATGGATTAAAAATTGATTTGAATTTAATACCTAAGGAGATTCAAGATTATTTATGGGAAAACAGACAAAAGACATGCTCCGAATTAAAATTGAAAACAAAATTGCCCAGACTTTATATTCGCCAATACATATACGAAATGAAGCTAAAACATTTCCCGAGGAACAGCAAATCATTGTAAAAAGCGGAGAATATCTCGGAGCAAGTGAAGTAAACGTAATCATCAATCAAGAATACAGATCAGCATTTAATTTGGCGCAAGAAAAAGTCGGAATCATCGAAAAAAAAGAAATCGATAATCAATTTACACGTTACGGAAGCATGATTGAACCGTTGATCATAAATCATATTGAAAAGCATGGTTATATATTCGATGTCGAAAAAAGGCGATGTCATCAATATAAATTAAGCGGTATTGTTGACGGTATCGATAGACAAAAAAACGTGATCTTGGAAGTCAAGACATATTTCAAGAATCCTAATTTCGAATCATATGTTAATCAAATTCATGTTTATTTTCATATATGGGGCTTGAAAGATGCATTGTTGGCGATATATAGACAAAGCGACATGTTTGACGCCCAACAAATCGAAGTTTATAATATATTAAGAGATAATTCAAGAATTGAAAATATATTAACAAAAGTTGATGCATTTTGGAAAAAATGCGAGATGCTCAAAGTAAACAGAGATATGAAAAAGAAAGAATTCGATAATCTGGAGGTTGATCATGTTATTAGATAAAAAAATGTTAATAAACTTTTTAAGAGATTTGCAGGAAAATGGATATGACATCAATACGATTCATAAAATATTAAAAGAAATTTATGACGGTACATTCGATGAACATGACCCGAGATTGATTGATAAGCGTATGCAGATATTTGAAAGAATTTCGATTGAAAGAGAAAGACAAGATGAATTGCATGAATTCCCGCATAATATAAGACTTGCAGTATTGATGGAAGAAGTAGGAGAAATAGCGAAAGAATTGCAAGAGAAAGAACAATATAAGAATGTTATAAATCTATATATAGAGCTTATACAAACGGCCGCGGTATGTGTGAGATGGATTGAGGAAATTAGCAAGGAGTTAAAACAATGAAAATCATTTATAAACAGATCAGCGAATTAATCCCGTACATCAACAACCCGAGGAAGAATGATCATGCAGTTGATGCAGTAGCCTCATCTATTAAGAATTTCGGGTGGCAACAACCTATAGTTATAGACAAACAAAATGAAGTCATAGCAGGTCATACAAGGCTTAAAGCGGCGCAAAAGCTCAATCTAAAGGAAGTGCCTTGCTATGTTGCAGAAAATCTAACAGACAGCCAAATAAAAGCGTATAGAGTCGCGGACAATAGAGTTAATGAAGAATCAAATTGGGATTTCGATTTACTGAAGATTGAATTGCAAGGAATCGATGAATTTACAGGATTTAGCAAGCAGGATTTGAAGATGTTTGAGTCATTAAAATATGAAGAAATACCCGAAAAGATATTTGATGAAGTTGATCAGCCTGAAGAAAAAAAGATAAAATGCCCGAATTGCGGACATGAAGATAAAAAGAGTAAATTCAAATGAAAATATTCCTGTCAGCACTTGAACAGTCGTTAAGATTTCAATATATTGATCAGCGGATTGATGCTTATTATTTTAATCTATTGAGTTATTATTACTTAAAGGTAGACATCATGAAGCGAATAGTAGATAAATCGCAAGAAGTATTAATTGACAGCGGAGCGCATACATTTCAAAAAGGAAAAAAAGTTGATTGGGAATCATATACGAATAGATATGCTAATTTTATAAAAAATAATGATCATGAAAAGATTTTAGGATATTTCGAAATGGATATCGACCCCGCAGGATATTCATTAAATTATGTTAATCGACTTAAAATAATTTTACAGTCAAAAAGCAAAAAGATCATTCAAGTATGGCATAAAAATAGAGGAATCAAAGACTTTATTGAAATGTGCAAAAACCCGATACATGAAAAGAATGTTGTTTCAATTTCGGGATTCAAGAATCAAGACATAAAAGACAAAGATTTCATAAAATTCGTTAATTATGCTCATTATTGCGGATGTAAAATTCATGGATTAGGCATAACACGTAAAGACATATTGAGTTCAGTTCCTTTTGACTATGTTGATTCATCTTCTTGGGTTCAACGTGGAATATTCGGCAGAGGGTACAATCACGCGGAAACGTTGAAGTTTAATCGAAATTACACATCAAAAACAAACAATCATTTGCATTTGATGTATAATAATTATCTTGAAGGCATGAAGTTGCAAAAAGAATATTTGATGAAATGATGGTTCGTAAAATCCCATTCAAAACTAAGGAGAAGATGTCATGAACACTTTATTATTTTTTATTACAATTTTATTGAATTTTAGCTTGATGTTAGTATTTTACAGAATGTTCGGAAAAACAGGGTTATTTGCTTGGGTCGGAATATCAACAATCATATGTAACATTGAAGTACTCAAAACAATCGAATTATTCGGGATGATCACAACACTAGGAAACGTTATGTATGGGAGTATATTCCTAGCTACAGACATACTAGGCGAAAAATACGGAAGAAAAGAAGGACAAAAAGCAGTCATTATAGGGTTCGTATCATTAATTGCGTTTACGTTAATTATGCAAGTTAACTTGATGTATATTCCACATGCAAGCGATTTCGCAAGCCCACATCTTGAAGCATTATTCTCAATATTGCCTAGAATCGCAATTGCTAGTCTAACAGCTTATATAATATCTCAAATAATTGACACTTATTTATATGATCTTCTTAAGAATAGATTCAAAAAGCCTTGGGTAAGTACAAATATTTCAACATTAATTTCGCAGTCAATAGACACAACAATATTTACAGCAGTAGCATTTATAGGTGTATTTCCGAATGATGTATTAATATCGATATGGGTTAGCACATTCGTATTGAAGTTTATAATCACTATTATGGGAACACCTTTCTTATATGCGTCACTCAAAATAAAAAGCAAATAAAGGTGATCATATGCATTCGAAATTGAATGAAGAAATGATTGAGAAATTCAAAAATTATATAAGTCAAGGAAATTATGTCAATGTTGTTTGCAATTATCTCAATATCAATGAATCAACTTTTTATGATTGGATTAAAAGAGCAAAGAAAGAAGAAGAAGAAGGAAAGAATACAATCTATACCAAGTTTCACAAGGCGATAAAAGAATCAGAAGCCGTTGCAGAAATGCGACATCTACAGAACATACTTAAAACAGCACAAGACGGAACATGGCAAGCAAGCGCATGGTATTTAGAGCGTAAACACAAACAGCGATGGAGTGCGAAGCAAGAAATTGAACATACAGGAGATAACATAATAAAGGTACGGATAACCGATGATTGAATATCATATTAGCAGTAAAAAGTTTAATAAATCATATTTACCTTATATTGATGATCAGACCCCGTTACAAATATTCTTTGGTGGTTCAGCAAGCGGAAAAAGTTATTTTTTGGCTCAAAGAACAATAATTGACGTGATCAGCAATAAAAGGAATTATTTAATATGCAGAAAGACGGCACGAACAATAAAAAGAAGTGTAATAAATGAATTGATGAAAGCAATTGACAGCTTAAAAATGAATAATTTGTTTGAATTAAACAAAACAGATAATTCATTGACATGCACAAATGGTTGTCAAATATTAACCGCAGGACTAGATGATGTAGAAAAGATAAAATCAATTACACCTAGTCGTGGCGTGATTACTGACATTTGGATTGAAGAGGCTACAGAAGTCGAATATGAAGATGTTCAACAGCTTAAAAAACGTTTACGTGGGGAATCAAAATTAATTAAAAGATTAACAATGTCATTTAATCCTATTTATCAAACACATTGGTTATTTAAAGAGTATTTTCAGACATTTGAAGGGACATTTCTCAAAAATTTTGATATGATGATCTTGAAAACTACTTATAAAGATAATAAGTTCTTAACAGAACAAGATATTTATAACATGGAAAACGAAAAAGACGAATATTTTTATAACGTTTATACTTTGGGTAATTGGGGCGTATTAGGAAGAACAATATTTAAAAATTATGTCGTTGAACAATTCGACTATTCAACATTCGATAATTATTTTAATGGGCTAGATTTTGGATTTGCAACAGACCCTTCCGCATTGATAAGGATACATTATGACAAAAACAATAAAATAATTTATATTATAGATGAGTTTGCAGAATTAGAAATGACTAATGACATGTTAGCGGAAAGAATAAGGGAGATAATCGGCAATGAATACATCACATGCGACAGCGCCGACCCCAAAAGCATAAGGGAATTACAAGCATTAGGAATAAAAGCAAAAGCGGCAATTAAGGGAAAAAATTCAGTAAATCAAGGTATTGAATGGCTTAAAAAACAAAAAATAGTTATACATCCTAAATGTATTCATTTTAAGAAAGAAATTGAAATATATCAATATAAAATGGATAGAAATGGGTTCTACATTAATCAACCTGTAGATAGAGATAATCATTTGATAGATGCGTTAAGATATGCCATCGAAGAATTCTTTGCAGATAAAGCAATATTATTTTAGGAGTGATCACATGGCATTTTGGGATAGATTCTTGAGGAAGCAGAAATATCAATATGTCAGCGAAGGAAACTATAATCAGCCTTATTGGACAACACAAAAAGATAAACAGTTCATTACGGAAGCATATAACAAAGTTGTATGGGTTTATTCTTGCGTAATGCAGATCAGCTCGGCGACATCATCAGTTCCTTGGTTGTTGTATCGTAAAGGCAGAAGCGGAAGAATGCTTGAAATCGAATCACACCCTATTTTAGAGATGCTCAATAATAAAGCGAATTCATTCATGAGCGGAAGGGATTTCGTTGATCTATGGGCGACATATTTGGCGATTGAAGGAAAATTTTATGCCGAATATATCAATCCTGCAATGCCTACTCAAATGGTGCCGCTATATCCACACTACATGAAGCCGATACCGAGCAAAGAACAATTTGTAAGTGGTTATCAATATGACATGTACAAACCTATTTTTTATACACGTGAAGAAGTGCTATGGAGCAAGTTCAATGACCCGCTTGAAATTTATGAAGGATTAAGCCCGATTAGAGCATTAAGCAGAACAATTGACACAGAAAACGAAGCAGTCAATTGGAACAAGTCAACATTACAGAATAGTGGAGTTCCCGCAGGAATATTTACAATACAGAATCCTTCTCCCGAGTTAATCGACAATTTAAGAGATGAGTGGCGCAAGAGATACGGCGGCGGAACAAATGCACGCTTGCCGTTGGTCCTTAATGCAGATAGAGCAACATATCAATCCATCGGCATGAGTTCAGTTGATATGGATTTCCTTAATCAAAGAAGATTGAACCGAGTAGAAATTTGCTCGGCTTTCGGCGTTCCTTCTCAATTAGTTGGCGACCCCGAAGCACAAACATATTCTAACTTCGGCGAAGCAGTCAAATCATTTTGGGAAAATACGATCATCCCGAGATATTTGGAGCATATTAAAGACAAATTAAACAGCGACTTGGTTTCGAGATATGCGGATAATCTTTATTTAACTTATGATCTATCAACAGTAACAGCATTAAAAGAGAGTCAAGACGCATTGACAAAAAGAACAGTTGATCTATGGAAGAATGGATTGATTAAACGTAATGAAGCAAGGTTTGCGCTTGATTATGAAGATGTCATCGGCGGAGATGTATTTTTCAACGAATTAAGCGGCATGATGCCAACAACACAATCAGAAACAGAACAAAAAGACTTAAACGCAAAAAAAAACTCTTTAAGCAATTTGAGCGAACCCGAAATCCATTTTATGTTGAAGTAGAAAAGCAGATTGCAAGATCATTCGAAGAACAGCGAAAGAAAATTGAAAAGAAAAATTTTAATGATGACAATCTCACAAATGAAATATTTGAAATCATTGATGCGGATTATGATAAGTGGCATAAGATGCTTAAAAACATCTATAAAGACGTGATCAAAGACTTTGGAACACGCACATTTAATGATATTCAATCAAAAGCGCCCGAAATCAAAGCGAATAATAAATTCAGCCTATTAACAGAAGATATTCAAAATTATATTGATGATGTGACAGCGGATAAAGTCGTTATGATCTCAGAAACAACAAAGAAAGATATAAAACGAATTGTAGCAAAAGCGATTCAGGAAGGTAAAAGCATATCCGAAACTGAAATGATGATTGATGAATTGTATCTTGATCAGATCATTCCTAACAGAAGCAAGACAATCGCACGTACTGAAGTCGTATCGGCGTCAAACTATGGGAGCATAGCAGGAGCGAAACAAACGACATCGAAGTTAAATAAAATATGGATTCCTACGTTTGATGACAGCACAAGAGAAAGTCATCTGGCAATGGCTAATCACCCACCTATTGCACTAGATGCAATGTTTAATGTCGGTGGATTTTACGGTCAACAGCCTGGAGATTTCGCACTTCCTGCAAGTGAAGTTATTAATTGCAGATGCGCTATAGGTTACGATTATGCGCCTGTTGTTCAGATGCCGCCGCAAGCATTGCCATTACCCGAAGTGCAACCTAGGAAAATATCGATTGATGAATTAGATAATTATGAAGAATTATTAAAGAATCTAAATAGACCTAACTTTTTTTATGGTGGCGGCAGAGAAAATCTAGTCAATAAAGCATTGTTTGAAAAATTAGGTTATGATGGCAAGCCGAATGTCGTTAATACTGAAAAATTAAATGAATTGATTAAAGAAAGCGACTTTTACGGATATAGAGGATTACCCGCAATGAAATATGTTGAAGATTTAAAGCGCGGCGCATATTTTTCGGGCACAGGATATTATGGAAGCGGGACATACTCAGCGATAATAAATAAAAAAGAAGCTAGAGAATTAGGAATAGTTGATGAAAGCATGTTTGACAGACTAAAAGACGCACGTTTTACGACAGCCTTAGGATATGCAAACGAAAAAGAAGAAGGCGTTTCAAAATTCGTATTATCGAAAAGTTTTAAGTATACAACACATGAAGAAATGGAGAAATTATCGGAAAAAATATTCGAAAAAAATGTTGAGAAATTAGAAGATGTATTAAGTCAATTATCAACAGAAGATTTAATCAAGATTGATGATGTCATCAGTAGACTAAAATTAAGCTACAGCGAAGATGCAATTGAAGATTATCTAAATATAACAAGAGATATAAACGGGATTGATCAAGTTGATAAAATTTTAGTCGAAATGTACGGTGCTAAGGATTATGGAACATTAGCAATATTGAATGGTTATGATGGCTTATATGTCAGCGGAATGGAATTTATGATAATATTTAATAGAACAAAGATGATCATTGATGAAGAAACAGGAAAAAAATGGAGGTTATATGATGAAAGTTGAATTCAGCAGAGAGCTAGGCGATCTATTTTCTCATAATTCTTTTTTTATATCTCCATTAAATGAAGTTAATTTAAGGCTTGAATTCGCGAAATATAATGATGAATCAGAATTGACAGACGAATTAAAAGAACAATTAAGACTAGCAAGATTAAGAAGAAAAAATAAAAACATTATGAGCAATTACAAAGAAAATACTTTAATTATGATGTCTGACATAGTGAAAAAAATATTAAAAGAAAGGGGTATTAATAATGACATCACAGCCAATGAATAACAGTATTCAAACGAGAGGATTCGCCCGAAAGACAATGGAATTTGAACATAGCAAAATCCATGACGGTAGAGGATATGATGTTGATATCGAATTTACATTAACAGGAACAGCGTCATTATACTATCATCTTGAATCAGGCGATTATAATTGCCATTTGAAAGATTTTGAATTAACAACAAACAAACCCGAAGTAAAAGCGTGGCTATATGTCAATCCTACAGTTGCAAAGTCGACATCACCTCAGGAAGTAACAATATTTAATAGTGATCATACATCGACTAATCAAAGTAGTCTGAAAATTTACACT